GTGTAGCTATCGTGGCTGATGATATTGCCAATGGTGGTTTTGATTTAATTATTGTTGATGAAGCTACACACTATAAAAACGCACAAACGAATCGTTGGAAAACTCTTAATAAGTTAATGACTCCTGACACATGGCTCTGGATGATGACAGGCACCCCAGCCGCACAAAGCCCCCTAGATGCTTACGGGTTAGCAAAACTAACTGTTCCTGATAGGGTACCAAGATTTATGGGGTCTTTTAGAGATAGAGTAATGGTTAAAGTCTCACAGTTTAAATGGATGCCAAGACCAGATGCGGTGCAGACTGTTCATGCAGTGCTTCAACCCTCTATAAGATTTACCAAAGAACAATGTTTAGATTTACCAGAGATTACATATCAAACCAGAAAAATATCTTTAACTAAACAACAACAAACTTATAGAAATAAAATCAAAAAAGATAAGTTAATTTTAGCCGCTGATGAAACTATATCGGCAGTCAATGCGGCAACCCTAATGAATAAGATTCTCCAGTTATCATGCGGCGCTATCTATTCAGATACTGGAGAGGTTATATCATTTGATGGTGGTAATAGAATTACTGTTATGTTGGAAGCTGTAAAAGAGTCTACTAATAAGGTATTAATATTTGTACCTTTTAGACACGCAATAGAGATAGTTGCTGAGAGTCTTGATAAAGAAGGAATTAGTAACTCTATTATATCTGGATCAGTATCCCCGCATCAAAGAACTTCAATATTTACTAATTTTCAGACGAGGGAAAACCCTAAGGTTTTAATAATACAGCCTCAGGCGGCGGCACACGGAGTTACTTTAACTGCCGCAGACACAATTGTGTGGTACGGACCACCTTTAAGTTTAGAGATTTATTTACAGGCTAATGCTAGAGCGCACAGGAAGGGACAAAAGAACGCTTTAACTGTAATAAATTTAGAAGGAAGCAACGAAGAAGCTAGAGTTTATAACGCTCTTATGAAAAAGCAAAATATTCATGAAGAATTAGTGGAACTTTTTAAAAGAGAACTAGACAAAGTAAAGAAATAGAGTTACTCTGTACTTGAAGGATATAAACTAAACAAAGTTAATTTATAAAGGAGAGATAAATGGCTGAATTAACTGCCGACATATTAACCGAAGTTTTTATAAAGCTACGTAATAAACTTCATAATATGCAGAAAAAACATGACGAGCAACAAGCAGAGATCAAAAACAAAATGACTCAAGTTGAATCTGCAATGCTTGATATGTGTAAGTCTACAGGGGCAGACAGTATTAAAACACCCCACGGAACTATTATAAAAACCGTCAAGACTAGATATCAAACGTATGATTGGGCATCCTATCACGATTTTTGTGATGAGCATAAATGTTTTGATTTGTTAGAAAGGCGTATACACCAAGGAAATCTTAAGTCGTTCTTACAGGATAACCCCGGGGTATTACCTAAAGGTCTTAACGAAGATTCCAAATATTCTATTGTCGTTAGAAAAGCTAAATAGTATGCGAAGAATCGTAGTCAGAGATAAAGTGTTTTGTATGCTTCACGATAACGGAGACGTAACTTCTTCTGATAGTACGTTTATAGATGCAGTGATTTTAAACACCTCTCATCATCCAAGCAGAATGTACTATGACGAGGGTCGATATCAATGTTGGTCTATAGATGGGGTTAAACCAGATAGAGAAGTAAATAACAAACAAAACGCAACGTGTATTGGGTGTACTAAAAATATCTCTGGCTCGGGAGACGGTGGTTCAAGAGCGTGTAGATACCAAAAACAGTTGGCTATTGTTTTAGCTAACAATATGGAGGGTAATATTTTTCAACTTACCCTATCATCTATGTCTATTTTTGGAAAAGCAGTAAGTAATAAGATGCCGTTAGATGCGTATAAAAAATATATGAAATCACATGGCGTTGGTTTAGAAAGTGTAGTAACTGAGATTCGTCTTGATGATGATTATGATTTTCCTAAATTGTTATTTTTTCCTAAACGACCTTTAGAAGAGTACGAACATAATCGGTGCGTAAAAAGAATTGAAGAAAAAGATAGTTCTGATGCAACTAAAATTCATTTTATTAGTCATAAAGACAATATCGAAGAAAAAGATTTAATTTTAAAAGATAGTAGTAATTTTTCAACCATATCGCAAGCAATGGGTATGACAGCAGACATCAACTAGGGAGATTTATATGTCAGATTTAACATTAACCAACAACGATAACTTTGCGGCATTAGCTAAAGACATGGGTATGCTCGCAGACACAGATTCGGGTAAGCAAAAAAGCACCTTGGCTAGATTAAAGGTAGATCATTCTGGAGTAGAGGGTGAAACAGTAATTAAGGGCAAGAAAAAGACTATTCTTGCAGTAGACCCCGGACAATACTGCCTAGAACTTACAAATGGAACAAAGGTTTACGGTCAAAGCCCAGTTATTAGGTTATACAACCAGAGGTTTATGTACAAAAAATACGTTCAATCTGCAACCGGTAGTGGTAGTGGGACTTACGTTAAGACTGTCATGGCTACAGATTTAAAATCTAGCCTTGAAGATAATGATGGTGGTTTTAATTGTGGTAAACCAAGCGGTTGGATTGAGGATTTTGATTCTTTAGACGACAAAACTAAGGCTCTTATTAAGAGTGTTAAAAGAACTCGAGTGCTTTTTGGTTTAGTCTCTATTAGCAATCCTGTTAACAACAAGGGAGAAGAAGTAGATGCAATAAAAGAAGTTCCTTTCATTTGGGAAATTGATAACCGTGATGCTTTTAAAATTATGGCTGAACCCATAAAAGAAATGGCTGTAATCAACAGCATACTTCCTCAACATAATTTGGTGTTAAATACAGAAGAGCGCACTATACCTACTGGGGCTAAGTATTATTTACCTAGTGTCAAACTTGAAGAGAAAGTTTTAGATTTGTTAGATGGGGATCAAACCATATTTAATGATTTCAATAATTGGATTTTTTCATATAATGAATATGTTCTTAAAGCTCATAAGGCTTCGGAAAAAGTTTTAGATGTATCCGCAGATGCAGAAACTCCTCCTACCAAGAGGCTTAGTAAGAAGGATAAAGAAGTAAAAGATAAGCCTCTTAAGGATTTAGTTAAAGAAGAGTTGGACGATAGAGAATGGGATGATGCTTAACTTTAGCTAATTGTTTTAAACGTACCATCCGTTAGGTATGGCTCTCCTATCGCCTTGCGTCGGGCAGGGTTAACGGAACCCGACACTTTTTTCGGAGGAATTATGATTGGATATTCACAGCTTATAGCTTTTAAGAATGGTGAAGCGGATAAAAATAAAATAGGTGTTAAATTAGGGCGTATTTGTATTGATAAAAATGTCCCTGTTCAAATCGTTGCTAATTATTTCGGTGTATCTAGGGTTGCTATTTACGCATGGTTTTGTGGAGAGGCAGAACCTCGTAAGAAAAAACTAAGTGAGATAAACGATTTTATAAAAAATTTGAGAGATTAAATATGCAAGAATTTTTCCAAACGGTTCTTGCTAGTGAAGGATTTTATTGTGTTGTAGGTATAAATATAAACCTACCAGAGCAAAGAGCGCACAGGTTTTTTAAAACACTAGAAGAAGCAGACACACATATAGAGAAATTTTTATCTCAAGATAGAGATATTTATTTTGGGTTATCAACATTTGTAGACCCGAAAGCTCCAAAACCAAGGGCTAAAAAAAACTGCCATAGTTGTAAATCTTTTTGGTTGGACATAGATTGCGGAGAAGATAAGCATGAAGCTAAAAGGGGTTACAAAACTAAAGAGGACGCAGTATTAGCTTTAAGTGATTTTTTACAAAAGACTAAATTACCAAACCCTTGGGTAAATGATTCTGGTAACGGTGTACACGTTTACTTTCCCTTGGAAGAAAACATAAGTATTGAAAAATGGAACCCTCTAGCTAAAGCACTAGTGGCTTTATGTAAAGAACATAACTTGTTAATAGATGCCGCTGTTACTATTGACGCTGCGAGAATCTTAAGAGTACCGGAAACATATAACTTTAAAAATGGCGGACGTAAGCTAGTGAAGGTTCTTCAACGCACGGACCTTAAGCACAGAGTTGAAGAGCTTGAAAAGTTATTACCACAAGATGTAATTGTTGAGAGCGCTAAAGTTCCCCAAGAAGCTAAAAGATTGTCTTTAGTTGATAAAGCAAAACGTGATAATTATAGTAGTTTGTTTGGGGTGTTGGCTAAGAAATCTTTAAAAGGTAAAGGCTGTAATCAAGTTGCAATTGCAATTAGAAATCAGGCTAATACGGGGTACGATACTTGGCGGGGTATGTTGTCTTTAGCTCAGCATTGTGATGATAGGGACACCGCTATTCACAAACTATCAAAAAAACATCCTGAGTACAATTATGAGACTACAGAAAAAGTTGCAGAAGATACACAAGGAGAGGACAAAGGACCGTTTTTATGCTCTACTTTTGAGAGAAACTACCCTGAGGGTTGTAATGGTTGTAGTGTAAAAGGAGATTTTAGTAGCCCAATTGCTTTAGCAAGAATTGTAGAAGCCTCGGCTGTACCTAAGAGTATTTATGACTTAGTGCCTCCCTGCTCAGATAAAGTAATTACCACAGAAGCAGTTGAAGAGGAAGAAGCAGAAGAAGCGGGAGATTTAAGTTACTCTATGCCCGCTCCATATTTTTTAGGTAAGAAGAATGGTGGCATATGGAGAACTGGGAGTGATGGTGAAGATGTATTAGTTTATAAATTTAATCTGTTTGTACTTAAAAGAATAGACGACCAAAACGAGGGAGAGAGTGTTTGTCTTAGGTTGCAACTACCTAAAGACCCACCAAAAGATTTTACGATTGCGAGTGCTGACGTTGCGTCTTTGGATAAATTAACTAGTAAATTAGCCTCAAAAGGTGTGATGGCTCATAGTTATAAAATGATAAAACAGTATATAGCAGACGTATATTCAAACCTACAGATACAAAAAGAGGCAGACGTGGCACATCATCAATTTGGTTGGACAAGAAAAGATTCTTTTGTTGTTGGTACTTCTTCCCCAGGGAGAATGACATGACCGTACCCCCCAGTTAATTTGTTCATTGTGCATTTGTAAGGCTCTAGGCGATACCCTTCGTGCCGTTTAACCATTTCTTTTATTTCATTTAAACTTGCAGCTTCCATCTTTATAGACATATAAAATTTTTACTCCTAATTGTTTTTGATATTTACTTTGTACTCTTTGTATTAATGTGCCTGGCTTCCAGGTCTTTCGTATTGATGCTGTCTTAACATCTATCTTTATTACTTTTCCAGTAACACGGTGAACTGCTACAAGATCAATGGGATCCATGTCTTGTGTTTTCCAATACACCGTAAAATTTTTTTCTGTCAGCCATTTAGCTGCAACAAATTCAGAT